AAGATAGGTAACGGCGTTCAGCATATTACTAACGAGCTGTTAAATGAGCACAAATTTAGCATTAACGATTTGAAGCAACGTACAATCAAGACCGCAGGCATTTACCAACGTCATTACTATTTTTCCATCCTTGGTGATTATCTTGTTACTGCTTGCATGCCATTAAATCAAACTATTAAGCAACTTCAGACCTATTTGGCATGGTTGCTCAAAAACGAAGTACTGGAAATTACACCAATGATTTCGCCTCCAAAAGAGTGCAAGCTCAGTGATTTGGTTTCTGCAACTTTTGCAGATCCTGAATTCAACGATGTTTTACCATTTCAATCAGAACAAAACGCGCATGCACATAATCAGCAAACAACAAAAAATAATCCCATTCAAAACGTAGAAAATACCGAAATCAAACGTAGTTGGCTTAATGTTGCAGTTATTAAAGAGTTACTCCCCAAACTATTAAGAGAAAAATCGGACTTTAAAGACGTTGAAGATCTTGCTAAAATAATTTCGGCTGAATTGGTGGTGAAATTTAAAAAGCCACGCAGAATGGTTCAGGAAGACTATGAAAAAATCCTTGGTGCAACCCTTAAGCCGGTAGGCGATATTGAGAATGTAAAATTTAAAACCAAGGATAAAAAGAACATAGTTAAGGGAAAGGATTTGCTCAAAACGAAAACAGTCGAAATTGAAAAGACAGAAAGCGGATATCTCGTTGAGGAGCAATTAATACAAGCTATGGCACACTATCTACAAGAGATTATCCAGTGAAAATTATCGCTCAATTAATCGTGGCATTTTTGCTTTCGTTGTTAATTTGTAACATTAGTGCTTATCGTCCAAGCGTAGCCACATTAAACGTACTTTATACTGTATCTGGTATTTTGTTTAGTGTTGGGCTTGGTTTAATCATTACGATCGTGCCTAATGGTATGCGCAATAAGGCTTACATTGTCAAAATTCGCTGTACTATTAATAACGTAAGAAACCGATTTTTTGTTGAATTTTTTTTAATTACTTTGATTTATGTTTGCTTTTCCACCCCAGAAAACTGGGCAATAATCAAACTTATACAAAGCGAAGAAATAACATTAAAATTTGATATTGTTTTATATACAGGAATCATGCTTATTCTTTCCATGCCTTACTTTATGTTTAATTTTCTAGCAATTCAAAAGCTAAACAATGATATTTTTGATAAAGTAAATCAAGAAATTTAACACGTCACCCCTTAATAATAAACCATATCAATAAACCGCCTTTCTGGCGGTTTTTTATTAAGATTTAAATTCCGCAATCAACTCCTCTAGCACAATCCTCTCCTGCTCATTAGCTCGCACAATCCTCAACTCTTCATCTACGCGCGACACTATCTCATTAATCCCTAAGCTATTGATGCCTTCGCAATTTAGCGAGATTAGCCACAACTTAAACTTTTCTTTCATAGCCCCTCCTTTTTTTCTTGGCAATCATACCTTAAGCAAAAGTGAGGTCTATTTTGGCTATTAATTTTTTCGATACAGATCGCAAAAACGATAAAAAACCGAGGAAAAATCGCATTATTAACCAATATCTAATTACAGATTGCTCAAAAAACAAGCAATCAAATTTATTTTTGCTAAGAAAATACACATAAAAATCAACAATATGAGTTTTTAAATCAACTTTTTTAATAAAATAAATCAACTTTGTGTTGACAGAAAGATAAACATAATGTTTAATGTACTCATCAAAACGAGATACACATAAACAAATATCTCGATGCTCTTTAAAAATTGTGATGAAAAAAGCCCCTTTCGGAGCTTTATGGTTAAGTGAGGATTTCAACCTGAGTTGATTGGTTTGTAGATTTAACCAAATCGATAGCGTGTAAGCAATCAGTGTAGTTTTTATAGCCTTCTCCGCTATCTGCAATGATTTTACCGTTATCCGCTTTTAGACGCCATCGCCATTCAATGCGAGAGTCCACATAAGTTTCAAATTTCATAAGGGGTTCCTCAATGAAAAAGTATTTATTCCATTATTACTTCCAAGGCGCCAAATGGGCATGCGATGTTTACGCAAATAACCCGGAAGAAGCCAAAGAAAAAATAAAAGCAATGTCCCAAGCAATATATGATGGCGAATTAAAATGTGAAATACAAATTCCAGAAAATCCGCTTTCAAAAATAGCAAGGTTGATTGCAATAATAACTAAAAATATTCGTTAAGTAAGTGACTATCATCACAATTTTAGACAATTTGGATAAAAAACACACTCGTGAAAATGCCATTTGTGAAAATCGCCAGTTGCAGATTAAAAGCCCTGCACCAATGAGTGTGAGATATTGCGGTAATGACAAACGAAGCCAGTTGGTGGGATTAGCTAAACGCAATATCACATTTTAAAGCACATTTGAAGTACAGAGACACAACGGCACGTGAAACCGTTGCGAATGATAGATGAAGTGTGCTTTGAAATGGCAAACATAAAACAAATGAGGTTAAAAATGGAAGAGAAACGCTATTCCGAGGCTGGCAGTGTTACCAGCAACACCATAACTGAAATCCAAAAAGAACATATTTGCGCTTGTATTTTGAAAGCAATTGAAAACGGCGCTTATTATCCCGGTTTAGAGGAGCGAGCATGCCAAGCAATTTCTTATATCAATCGATTTAGTGATGCACAAATCAAAGAAAAGCTAATTGATAATAAAACAGGTGAAGTTTACATGTTAGTTAGACCATAGGTCACTAATTTTATTTAACGCCCTCATAGTTGCAAAGCCATTATTTGAGCAATCAAACACGCCAAGACGATCATCGTTATCTATAAATTGAAGCAAATAATCCCGACATTGCTCGGCCGTATGTGTTCTTGAATGAATATACCAAACCGATTCAAATAGCTTCGCATAAGTTCCGTAGGATTTAATTGCATCAATTAATGTTTTGTAGTCGCGTTGATTTCTTAAATCATAAGTAATAATGAGGTTTGCCATAACTTAATCCTTATTGTGTTGTGGTTATGAAAATTATATTCCTTATGTGTTGTGGTGACAATAAGGGACTTGAGCCTTACAAGTATAAAGAAAGGCAATCATACAAAACGGCATTCTGTCTTTTACTAAACGTTTTTAAGTCAAAATTTCGTTAGTGGGTGCCGTTCTGTTTGGTTCCTTAGGTTATTAGCCCTCTTCGGAGGGCATTTTTTTTGGGAGAAATAAAAATGAAACACCTTAAAGACATCGCTTTATTTGTGCTGGTAGTTGCCGCGTATCTTCCGCCAGTAATCGCACTAATCCTACTCAATTAAGGGACGCAAAATGAAAAAACTAATCAAACTCCACTTCACCGTTGCATTGGTATTTTTAACTAGCGCGGTTATCACCGAGGCTTATTTCAACGTTGCTCAAACGGACGCAACACCACAAACAACCCAATACGCCACAGATTACAACGACAACAGAATCAGTGAGCAAATCAGCGCGGAAGCGATTGCGAAAGCAAAAGCGGAATGGATCGAAGAAAACGGCGAATGGCAACCGAATTTAGATGCCGACACCGAAAAATACTTGCGAAAAACTACCGCACTTTTACAGGAACAACGAAATGCGAAAAGTAAGACGCGGTAGCGTGTTTAGTTTCGACAATCCGGACGATTATTACGAATCGCTGGAAGAACGACCGCAACGTGACGAACCACCGGAAGATGACGAGGAGCCGGCGGACGATGATTGCGAATATTGGAAAAGTAATTGCTACGGCAGAGGTTAAAAATGGAAAAACAAGAACAAAAATTTGAATTAATTATCAGCACAGAAAGTAAAGTGCTGGCGTGTAATATCGCCGACTTTGAAAAACAAGCTGACCAATTTCTTGCAACGCTCACGAGCAAGTTTGAAACAGATGATGACTTCCTGGCCGCAAAGGAAGAAGTAAAGATCCTTAAAGAATTAGAAGATAAAACAAGATTGGCCATCAAAAATGCTGTTGGCGGTGATATTACAAAACTCGTTGAAACAGCCGAAAGCATTGCCGAGCGTTTTAGACAAGAGCGATTGGCCCGAGATAAGTTAGTTAAAATCAAAGAATCTGAAATTAAAGCTAAGATCGTAGAAGATGCGGTTGCAGAAATCTCAGATATTCGCTACAAACTACCAAAAACAAGCGATGTATCACTTGCGCTAGAAGAGAACATTCCAAAGCATAAAATCGCAAGCCGGATTGAAGAAAGTGCAAAACGCAAAAGCTCAATTTCAGGCTTAACGAAAGCCGTCAATGCTGAGAAAACCTTAATCATTAGCGAGATCACGATTGAAGTTACTCGCTTAACTGAACGCCTTGAGCAGCTAACTGCTAAATCAAGTTATCTATTCCCTGATGCAATCAAGTTAATTGCAAGTGAAGAAGATTTAGCGCCAATCATTAAACAACGAATTGATGATGAGCAAAAACGTGAATCTGAAATCAAGGCTAAGGCGCAAGAAGAGGCAAAAGTAAAAGCTGAAACGCAAGCAGTTACAGAAGAAATGGGAGCGCAAAGTGAGGTAGAAAAAACGCAAGAAAATTCGACCGCACTTTCTGACGAGCCGACATTTAACTTCGAAATCCGCATTGCATTTACCGGCACGCAAGAGCAAGCAATCGTCTTGGCTCGAAATGTCAAAGCGCAGTATGGCGACAATGTATCACTTAAAAAAATGAATTAAAGGATAAAACGAAATGGCAACAGCACTACAAAATCTGACAGACAAACTGGCTAAACGATTTGAAATTGCGGACGGTTCCGACTTGATGGCGACATTAAAAAATACCGCTTTCAAGGGTAATGTAAATGACAGCCAAATGACCGCACTTTTAATCGTGGCGAATCAATATGGATTAAATCCGTGGACAAAAGAGATTTACGCATTCCCCGATCGTCAAAATGGCATTGTCCCCATTGTTGGCGTGGATGGTTGGGCAAGAATCCTTAACGAAAACCCAAATTTTGACGGCATCGAATTTGATTTAGATGATGAAAAATGCACTTGCCGAATTTATCGCAAAGACCGCTCAAAACCCATTTCGGTAACGGAATACATGAGTGAGTGTTTCCGTGACATGGGCCCATGGAAGACACATCCGAAAAGAATGTTACGCCACAAAGCAATGATTCAGTGCGCGCGCTTGGCGTTTGGTTTTACCGGCATTTACGATCAAGACGAGGCAGACCGAATTGTGGAAACGCAGCGTGATCCAGTAAATGTAACGCCTAAACAAAACGTGATAGATGTTTCGGCGTTGATTACATCCGAACAGAAAGAAATGTTAATCGGTTTAATTGACGCAACCGGTACAAGCATGGAAAAACTACTGACGGCATACGGTCATGCAGATATTTCCGAAATGACAAAAGAGCAAGCCGACAATGCCATATCGATCCTGAACAGTCGCCTTGACAAGCAACAAGAAGATGACGGAGAAGATGTCCCACTATGATTGACGGTCTAATAACACTTGATTGCGAGCAAGGAACTGAAGAATGGCTAACAGCAAGACTTGGTATTCCAACTGCAACAGGAATCGAGAATATCGTTACGCCAACAGGTAAAAAATCAAGCTCGCAAATCAAATATATGTCTGAGTTGATTGAAGAAAGCATCCTTGGTTTACAGGATAGCGGATATAGATCAGCTTTTATGGAGCGAGGCAACCAGCTTGAGCCGCTTGCCCGCTCTGCTTATGAATTTCTTACTGGAAATGCCGTTAAGCAAGTTGGCGGCGTATATCTAAATGAGAAAAAAGAATTGATGGTTAGTCCTGATGGATTGATCCCCGAACTCAAAAAAGGGCTTGAGATCAAATGCCCGAAAATGAGTACGCATATTCAATACATCATCAACGGTGGCGTGCCATCTGAATATGTCATCCAAGTGCAAGCGAATTTGTGGGTGACAGGATATAAAACATGGGATTTTGTTAGTTATTGCCCTGAATATCAAAAGCAACCGTTTTATCTGTTTACGGTTGAGCGAGATGAAAAATTAATGGCAGCGTTTGACAAAGAAATACCCGCATTTATCAAAACATTAAAAGCATATAAATCTATGGAGTAAATATGGCTGGAATCAATAAAGTAATCATTGTGGGTAATTTGGGCAATGACCCTGAAATCCGCACAATGCCAAACGGTGAGATGATTGCAAATATCAGTGTGGCAACAAGTGAAAGCTGGACGGATAAAAACACTGGAGAGAAAAAAACTCAAACAGAATGGCATCGCATTGTACTCTATCGCAGACTTGCTGAAATTGCTGGCCAATATTTAAAAACTGGCTCTCAAGTTTACATTGAAGGTCGTTTAAAAACTCGCAAATGGCAAGATAGCAACGGACAAGACCGATACACTACCGAAATTCAAGGCGATAACTTACAGATGTTAGGTGGTCGCCAAGATGAGCCGAAACAAGCGAAAACAAGCAAAGCTAAACCAAATCCATTAAGTGCAATGAGTGAGCAAGGCGATGGCTTTCCAGATGATAACATTCTAGGCGGTGAGTTATGAGCAAGAAAATAACTTTAACGTCCATTACTGGTACGCTTGGCGAATTTTCCGTTGATGAAATAGAAAGCGTAGATGTTATCAATGATGTGACATTTGTTGTAACTAAAGGCAAATACGCTTTTCCAGTGAAAGAAAGCAAAAGCCGAGTGTTAAAAATGATTGAGGCCGCCAAATAAGGCGGTTTTCTTTTGGGTGAAAAATGGAAAAAGAAACAGAACACGAATTAGCGGAATTACACGAGAAAGAACGGAGTTTAGAAAAGGCTCTTGAGCTTG